TTCCTCGCGCCGGCGAAGTAGGCGCGCACGTCCGTGCGCGAAGTGAGCTGCGGGTCGATCTCGCCCCGGCCGAAATTCGTCTGCGGCGTGCGGAGGACGCCCATCAGCGGCGAGCCCGGAGGAAGCGGCCAGGAACGACGCGCCGGGCCGTGACGCTCTGCGCGTCGGAGGTGCGGGCCTTCGCCAGCCATTCCTCGGCCTTCTGCAGATAGGCGCTCGCGAGCTGGCCGTTGCGGGTGATGGCGCCGGCGAACTGCACAGCCAGCTCGTACACGAGCGCCATCCGGAACTCGGGCGGGAACAGGCTCTCGCCGACGCGATAGGTGTAGTCGAGCGTCGGCACGTCGTCGGTGCCGAGGTCGCAATAGAGCAGGCTGCCGTAGCGGTCGTATTCGACCGGGTTATCGGCGAGCGTCAGCGCCCAGATGCGGATCGGAGCCGGATCGGCCGGCAGATTGTAGGCCGCGCTCCACCGCGCCTTCGGCTCGGTCGGGCTGCGCGTGAGATCGGCCTGCGTCGTAGCCCAACGGAAGCGGCTGGAAGCGAGCAAGGCCTCGACCGCCTGATCGTAAAGGTCGTTGGCGACCTCCGACCGCTTGTTGCCCTCGTCGAAAGACGAAATGCCCGGCAGGCCGATGAGCCGCAGGGCACGGGAGCAGATTTGGAACTTGGTCTCGGCCATCTAACGCAAAGGGGCGACGCCCGCATGGGACGCCGCCCCTTCCCCCCAGGTGTATCGAGTGGCGGGGCCGCCGCCGGGTTAGGTGCCGTTGGCGGTGGTCACCGAGGCGGCGCCGCTGGCCGAGGTGACAGTCAGGACGTCGACGGCGGGAGCCGCGCCGGTCGAGCTCACGACGATGATGATGTCGAACTGGAAGATCTCCTTCGTCATCGCGTTGAAATAGTCCGCCGCCGCGACGGCCGCGATCGCGTCCGTCGTCTTGTAGATCCAGACGTTGTTGCCGTTCGCATGGGCGATCCGGCTCATGTTGGCGCTGTTGAGAGCCATGTCGTTGCTCCTTTCTCGCGGCGCCCCTTACGGCGTCACGTCGTAAACGTTTTCGATGACGCCGGTGGCGTCGATCAGCACGGCGCCCTGGCTCATGCTGTAAACGACCAGGTGCGCCTGCTTCTCGCCGTTCCAGGTGATGTCGCTGTTGACATCCTGGCCGATGGCGTGGCCGGCCGCGGAACGGTGGTAGGCGAACTGCTTGTAGTCGCCGTTGCCGTCCTTCGGCAGGCCCGAGAACGGGAACCAGATCAGGCCGGCCCAATTCTTCGCCGGCACGCCCATGAAGGGGCGCATGTCGTCGCCCACATAGTCCGAGCTCGAGAACTGCTGGAGCTGCATCAGGTCGGACCAGGCCTGGAAGCAGACGACGCTGTAGGCGTTGCCGTCGTTGAGCGGCACGTCGGTCGCGCCGAAGATCTCCATCAGCGTGAGCGGACCCTGGGCGGTGCTCCAGGTCTGCGCCACGGAGATGTTGTTGGGGTTGTTCGTGGTGTCGAACGCGGCGGTGATGAGGCTGTCGGTCTTCCGGCCGAGCGCAGCCGCGCCCGACTGCGCCGCCACCTGGCGCTCGTCGTGGTTGATCTTCAGCTCGTCGAGCTTGTCCACATACTCGCCGGCATAGTGATCCGACAGGATGCACTCCACCGGGGTGTGGTTGAGGTTCATGATCGGCACGTTGCCGTGGCGCGACTTCGTGCCGGCCTCGCCCTTGCCGACCTTCTGGAAGGTCGTCGAGCTGCCCTTGACGTCGTTCTTGGTGCGGATGGTGCCGCGGAGCTTCGAGCCCATGCGCTGGTACTCGAGATGCACCTCGGCCTCGAACTGCTTTACGAAGCTCTGGTCGATGGTCGTGGACATGATGCGTTCCTCTAGCGGGTTGAACCTTGCGGTTGTCCCTGCCGTCGGATCGCGGTTGTCCCGAAGGGCCGCGCCTAAGCCGGTCGCGGGGCCGTCACGCCGCGCATACTACGGACGGACGCCGGGGAACCGGCAACGTACCGGAATTTGCTAATTGAACCGGCCGTCGGGCCGAAAATGGGCGGCGGGGGCGACCGCCGCCCAAGTCGGGGAGGCGTCGGAAACGGGGACCGACGCCTCCACCTTGCGACGGGCCGCGAAGGACCGGCAACGTACCGATCAGGCCGGCACCTGGCCCGGATAGGTCCGGGCAAACTCGCGCTGCACCTGCTTGACGTATTCCGGGTCGCGGTCCTTCGGGTGCCAGTAGCGCCGGTCGCTCATCATCTGCTTGAGCTCGGCCGGCGTCTTCTTGCCCGAGGGCGGCGGGTTGCCGGTTCCGGTCCCGCCGATCTGGGCCTTGCCGAGCCCGATCAGCTTCTCGAGCGCCTGCACCGCCGCGGCCGACGTGGCGCCCTCCATGATGGCGCCGGCTTCCTCCGGCGGCAGATGCTTTTCGAGATGCAGCTTGATCGTGTTCAGCCGCTCCTTCGCGTTGTCGCCCAGCGCCCTCATCTGCGCGTTGGCGGCCTCGGCCTGGGCGTTGGCGATCAACTCGAAAAAGCCGGCGACGCCGGAGACGAATTGCTCCTGTCCCAGCCCCAGCTCGAAGGCCTTGCCGCGCCACCACTCCACCAGGGGGTCGCCCTCCAGCTTGGAGAGGTCGCGCATGTCCTCGGGCAGCTTCTCGGCCGCCTCGGCGGGCAGCTCGAGCTTGTATTCCTTCGCCTCCTTCGGCGCCTGGCCGCGCACCTTGGCGAGAGCCTGCTTTTCCAGCTCTGGGCGCAGCGCCGAGACGCGCTGCTCGGCCAGCTTCTTCAGATCCTCGGTGTCGAGCTCCTGCGCGCGCTTGGAGACGAGCCGCTGGATTTCCGCGTAGGAGGTCAGCACGTCCTTGACGCGGACCTCGCCCTTCTCCGCGTCCCAGAACTTCTCCGGCACATAATCGGGCCGCTGCGCGCCGCCGCCCGTGGGTTGATCCCCAGCCGTATTGCCGCCGCCGGCGGGATCGCCGCCGGAGCCGGTGCCGTCGTCGGGCTTTCGGAAGATGCGGATTTTCATGCTTTTTCCTTTCCCATTTGGATACGCGCTTCGATGACCTGATAGAGGAACCGTTGGCCCTCCAGGTGGCGCAGCTCCCCGTCGGCGATGTTCGGCCCCGCCACGTTGTTCACGGTGATGCTCCGAAGATAGGCGAGCACCTTCTCGGCGGCGCGACCGCGGAAGAAGCTGGCGAAAAGGCTGTTGATCTCGCGCTCCCGCTCGACCGTCCGCACGATGCCGTCCGGCCCCATGCGCTTAGGGCCCGGCATCTCCGCCTCGCCGGCGGCGATCCGCTCGGCCCTGGCTTTGAGCCGTCGCGCTGCGGAGGCGATCGCGGGATCGGGCTCGCGCCCGTTCACGGCATCGCTCCCTGCGGAAGCTGCTGGGCCGCCTGCTGAAGAGCCTGGACAAGCTGCTGGCGCTCGGCCTCGGTCGGCACCAGGTCGGCCGGCACGCCGCGCAGCTCGGCGAGGCGCCGCGCCGTTTCGACGGGCTTCATGATGAAGGGCATCATTTGCGGCCCGAAGAAGGCGGCGAGATCCTGGGCGGTGCTGGTGATGGCGAAGGCGTCCTGGGCGCGCTGCTGGCGCGCCAGCGGCGATACCGGCACGACGCGCACCATCCGGCCGTCCACACGCGGAATCTCGATGCGCCCCTGCTTCTGCATGATCCACAGCACGCGCTGGACGGTGCGGACCACGAGCTCGGAGAAGAGCCGGCTCGCCGGGCCGCCGATGCGCTCCATCTGGTCGGCCTGGCGCAGCGAGACCTCGGTGGCGCTCATGGGCGTCTGGTCCACCGGCGCGAACTGGTCGGCGTAGTAGGCCTTGCGGACGTTCGCGCGCATGTCCGACAGGATCAGGTCGGCCACGGAAAAGTCGGTCCCGGGCCGCAGGGGCTCGAGCCCGGTGGAGCCCATCATCTTCGGCACGATGGTGCCGGCGAGCAGCCGCACCGTGTCGGTGTTGAGGATGTCGGGATTGTCCGACTGCCAGATGCCCGAGACGGCCATCTCGGCATTCTCGAGAATGAGCTGGACCGTCAGGTTGAGCGTCTTGATCGCGGCGAGCGCGCTGAGGGCGGGGCCGCGGCCGTAAGTCTCGCCGGCGGTCGCACGCCAGCGGAAGGGAATGTAGGGACAGGAACCGGGGCCGCTCTCGACCCACTCGTAGATCGTAACCTTCTCGCCCAGCCAGAT